CCTAATTTGTCCCATTTGTTGATTGTATCTTCTTTGATAACTTTAAGGTGCTTAAGACCGATGTTACCAACAAGACCTGATTCTAATAATGCTCCCATTTTAAAATATTTGTTTTGTTTAATTTATTTTTTTTACCCAATTTTACTCATCAAGTCCTTCATTCTCATGAATTGAGGATTCTCGTAAGTTTTTGATTCAATTAGGGTAGTTGATGAACCTGTTGAAACATTTTTATTTAATTTTGTTTCAACTGACTCGTTAATTGGTGTTGATTCAGTTTTAGATAATTCATCTTTAATTGACTTATAAAGATTTTTAGATTCTTTCAAAGTTTCTACATTATCAAATCTTCTAAGAATATTTATTTTTTCTTTTTTAGTAGTCGAATGTTCAGTGAATAATCTTGTAGCATATGCTAAGTTTGAATTGAAGATAGCAACTTCATTAAGTTTTTCTCTAAAAACATTTAATGCTTTTCTATACTCTTCATTTTTCTCTCTCAACATATTCACTTCTTCGGTAGATTCAACCTTTACTCCGCTATTACTGTAAACAAAATTTCTGTTGTTAGTAATACCTTTTCTAAGTCCTCTTCCTTCTTTTGAACCCATTCCATAAGTTCTAGCAGCTTCTTTAGTTTCTTCCTTTTCGAAAGCTTTTCTCTTCAAAGTGTCACCTTTTTTAGTTGTGAAATCTTTATCTCCCTTATGAGTTTTAGATTTATCACCCTTATTCATTCCGTAATCACCTTCTTTTGTTTCTGCTTTAACAACTTTGGATTTTCCTTCCATATTTGCACCGTTCTTGTATTCGAATTTTGCTTTACCAGTACCTACTGATTTAGGACCTTCTTTTTTGTCCTCTTTGAATCCACCTGCAGCTTTATCTTTGTAAGTGAATTTAGGTCCTGAGCCAATTCCAACACCTTTAGGTTTTACTGTTGACTTACCTTCTCTAACAGCTCTTCTATGGTTGTAAGATTCGTCCAAATCTTCTTCTTCCATCATGTCTTCATCTTCCATCATGTCCTCATCATCTGATTCCATCATGTCGTCTTCATCTTCTTCCTCCATCATGTCCTCATCATCTGATTCCATCATGTCGTCTTCTGAATCAAACTCGATTTCATACATAACGTCTTCTTCATCTTGGTCAACGTCGATATCCTCAACGTCTCCGTCTTTTGAAAAGATTGCGTTGATTACATCTTCTGTATCAACGTCCATTTCATCGATTTCATCTATCATAGTTTCATCTAATTCTTCTTCCTCAGACTCACCAAGCTTTACTAGATATTCCGCATCAGTGTCATTATCTGTTAAGTGAATATCTTCACCATCTTTTTTAACGATGATTCCGTCTTCTTCACCCATAGCTTTAAACACCTTAAGAATTTCTTCGTCAGAAGCGTCAGTCAAATCTATTGGACTTTCTTCAGAATCCATGTCCATGTCCATATCAAAATCCATGTCCATATTCATTTCATCTTCATTATCAGTATCCATGTCAACGTCAACATCTTCTGTGTCGTCGTCTTCCATATCAACATCTAACTCAACCTCATCTTCCATATCTTGTTCTGATAGAGATTCTTTTACTAACTGATTGATTTCTTCCTTCATAGTTGAAGCAAGTATTCCTTTTGCATTTTCGGCGATTGCCTCTTCAACATTTTTCATTTGAATGAGCGCCTCTTGTACTAAATTTTTATTTTCTTGCATGAAAAAATTGTTTAATTTAACATATAAATAGTACCAAAATGAAAAAAAATCATTTTGTACGTATCACCAAATAAGATTTATTATTGTTTTAATTTAACCTAAGAGTTTATTTAGTTATCTATAAATATTCCCCAAACAAAAAAAGTGGTCTGTTAGGACCACTTTTAATTAAATAAGTTATTGAATTGATTATTCAATCACTTCATCGATTTTACTTTCAGACACTGATGTAATTCTCCAATCATGTGTAAAGCCTTCGTATTTTTTAGTAACCTTGGCTTCAACGTCCGTAACTGAAAAACCTTTAACTAATTTTTCTTCTCTGATTTTTTTTATCTTTCCAGAATTTTCATCTGGTAAATCGTACTGAATTTTTGCTACAAAATATTTTTCGTCCATAATTTTTATTTTCCTAAAAAGTCGTTTAATTTTTTCATTAAGTCAACCGATTTTTCAACATACTCATTATTTTGCTTTGTTTTTCTCTCTTCGTCCAAGTTTTCTTCATACTGATGTCTTTCCTCAGGATTCGAGAATAAGTAAGCCCCTGGTGTTGATGGTGATGAAACTAAGTCAAAACATATTAATTCAAAATCATCTTGAACCTCATTTCTTTCTCCAACCTTCTTTAACGACCCGACACCTCTTGATGATACTCCCATAGTAACACCTTGTCTCATTAAGTTAGCTGCAATGTCTCCTTTTGTTGACACAATACCTCTTTCATGAAAACCTGGTGAAGTTAATAGTTTCAACTTACCCATTAAGATGTTTTTATCCCACCAAATGTCTGTAATAATATGAGATACTCTATCCAAATCAATCAATGAAGATTCAGGGTGATTTAACTCTGATGTAGACAATCCTTTTGCAATTGATTGTTTATATCTTTCCGCCTCTCTTTTTAGTATTCTTTCAGGGTATGTCCTACCGTTTCTATTTGGAGTGTCGTATTTCTGTAAAACAGCATAGAACTCAAAAGGATTTCTATAGTCAAGATTTTTTGCCTCTTTGAGTACTTCAATATTTCTAACATCAGTAGGTGAAACCAATCCTGCATCCATCTCAATCAGGATACCATGTCCGAGCTCGCTGGCTTCTAAAATTCTTAAATTTTTCATCTAATCTTTTAAGATAAATATACCGTGTTGAATAGTTTATTGAGGGTCTTCTTTTTTTGAGTTCGAAAATTCAAAGTATTTGTTTTGTATTACGTTATTTTTGTATATTGATTTGACTATGGTTTTTACAGAATCTTTGATTTCATTACATTTGAAATCCATTTCAGATAAAGTATATAAATTAATTTCCAAGTTAAAAAAAGATTTTTTCCCTTTCGAAATTCCACTTGTCCTTAAGTCCAAATCAACAATACTATTTTCTCTAAATAAATTTTGATTAATTGATTCGAAAACCGAATGTTTTATTTCTCTACCTAAATTTGAGACAACTCTGTTCCAATTATCATACTCTTCTTTAGGTGTTACCCATGATTGGATGTTTATGTATACTGACTTTAAATTTTTAGAATCTACCGTTCCATAGACCGATTTGATTGGGTTGAATAGGTTAAGCTTTACACTTTTTCCTTTTTTCATTAATTTTCATATTATGTAAGTTTATTTTTCTTATACAAAAAATACAACATATAAACCTAAATGTCAAAATTTTTTTTAGTTATAAGATATTTGTAATATATGATAATAATAAAAATTAATAACGGGGAAAACATAGAAAAAGCACTCAAGACCCTAAAATCAAAAGTAATCAAAACTAAACAAACTCAAAAGTTGTTTGAGAAAAAAGAATATACAAAAAAATCTGTACTAAGAAGAGCACAGATTTTAAAGGCTAAGTATATTCAAAGGATGAAAGACCAATCAAATTGATTCTTCTAAATTCTTCAATTTTAAAAAGTTCAATTGGTCAAACTTTTCAATTTTAATCTTATCTATTGTTTCAGAAATTCTAGATTTCATATCTTGTGCTTCTTCTTTGTCTAAAATATTTTTTAGTTTTGATATTGCACTTTCACGTATTGTTTCAAATTTGGTTTCCAAAACAGTTGTATCCTCTGAAACTATTTGAAAAAATTCTTTTTTGGTATTCTCATCTAATGTTTGAATGTAATTTCTAATTGTTTGGTTAGCAACCGCAACCATTGAGCTAACTGGAATATTAACACTTTCTTTGATTGTTTCTTTTTTTGATGTGATGGTTTGAAGAATATTTTTCTTTGCTTTTATTCTTTCGAATAAATCTACTTTTTGTCCATAAACTAACGTATCAATATCTGAGTATTTGTTTTCAGTATTTTCAGAAACGTTTGTAGGCATTTTGAAACTTGGTAAAATCTTATGTAAAAGATTGACACCTTCTTCAACAAAATATTTTGCATCTTGCTCCGTTAATCCCTGTGGTGAACTTAATTGGTCATAGATGGCATAAGCCTTAGACATAGATTTATTACTTAAAACATTGTGTTTGAATTCTCTCAATGTTTTCTTGAATTCTTTCTCATCCTTGTAGGATTCCAAAAGGTTTTTCTCGATAAGGGATTTTACGGCTCCAAAGGTCATTTTGTTCTTTTTCAAATAAATATTATGAATTTAATAACTTATCCAATTCTTTTGAAATTTCTCCTAAAGAATCTTGTGCATGACCTAAGTTAATCATTTCCGCACCCTCAATTAGATTATTTTCGACCAAAATATTAAGGTCTTTCATTTTTGATTCTGGTGTTACTTCACCTCCTGCTGGTGGAGCCTCTGCTGGTGGTGCCAACTCAGGTTCTCCACCCGGTAATTCACCTCCCGCCATTGGTGGTGGTGCCAATTCCTCTTCACCACCAGGTGTAGTTGACGCTCCTGTTGTTGGTGTTCCTCCTGTGGTACTTCCATAAAGTTTATCAATATTATCGAATAAACCTGTCTTAGTGATGACTGTTGGAGTTGCTTTAAGTTCTTCACCAACCGCACGTTCAACTCTTTGTTGTTGTAAATCCAAACGAACTTCTTCGTCAGACCATCCGAATATATGTTTTTTAGCCCAAGTAGATGAAGTAGCTTGAATACCATTTCCAGGGTCTGCAACCAAATCTTTGTAAAGTAATACCTTTTCTTTCCAAACGTCAATTTTTAATAAATCCGCTTGGGTAGATGGATTTGTTAATCCTATGGTAAAGTTTGATAGCTCGTCTTCAAAACCTAATAAAAATAAATGAACAATAGCAATTTTGTTTAGTTCGGCTAACATACTCTTTTGGATTCTGTTAATCGTGCGAGCGAAACGAATATCTTGTAACGCCAAGTTTTTACCATCACCAACAACTTCTTCAAATCCTAAGAAAGCCTTAGGTACACGAAGTGCGGTTAATAGTTTCTTTTGAATATATTCAATATCGGCTATTTCTGATAGGTTTGTTGCACCTGGTAGTGTTGTGATTGGGTCTGGTGCCGCAGGGTCACGTACAGGAATAAAATAATCTTGGTCAACCGCCATTTGGTTGAATCTCATATCTACGTTACCTGTTTTACTATCAACAATTTGTTCTCTTTTGAACTTGTTGGCAACACGTTGTACATATGCTTCAACATCATCATCGTTCATGTTTCCAACGAACACCTTAAACATTCTTCTTTCAGGTGCTCTTGAAGTAC